AAACCTACACCAGCACCAATATTTTCCGTAAGTTCTGTTTTAGATGCTATATCAAATATGTTATTTACCGTAGAAGTATCTAACGAAATTTGATAAAGATTGTTACCTGCGCTAAAAACGTTATCAACTACCGCAGATGCGTAACCAATACTCGAATTGAATGGATCTAGTTGCTGAACGATCTGTTCACCGACCAGTGTCGTTGGATCCCCTTGCAGCACCTGGACTTTCAGCGAATAGGATGTGATCCAATCAGAAGTCGATGCTTTTAAAGTAAAGTCTTTTGGACTAATAACTTCTGGTTTGTCTTCCTCTGTCTTAGAAATTAGAGTGTTGAAAACAAACTTGATAGACCTATCAGTACCTTTTGACTGATAGAAGTCCGTAATATTTTTAATTAGAGTACGCTTGTCTACATCGTTCTTGAGATACTTCTCAGGGAACGAAGCCAGATAGTCTGACTCAAAGTTTTTAACAATAGCATACAGAAATAGATTACTAATATTCTGTACATTGCTGCCAGAAACATGTTCTGCAGCATTTGTAGTTACAAAATTGCTTTTTTCGTATAGATCGCCTAGTTTTGTATTGCCAGAGACACCTCTGGAAACTTCGTTCAATACATTATCGACTCTAGTCTCATAAAACAGAATTTCTTCATCAATACGAACATAACCGTTTTCTTTCGGGAAAGAAGAACCATCAGCAAGTTCTAGTGTATTTTCCGAAGCATTAATGCTAGAAACTAAAGTTGAGGTTTGATTTAGAAGATTTTTTTCATAAAAATCAATATCACGATATTTCGTGATATTCTGAATGATATCAAGGGGTTGCCCTTGAGACTCTAACTGTTCGTAATATTTTTCAACGACTTTAGTGAAATTTTCATAGTCGGAAGAAATAAACTCAGGCAGTTGATTCTCAATAAGAGTAGATATTCTTCTAGTATCTGCCATTTAAATTACTCTGTGTAAATCGTGAACGAACTTTTCGGAATATCAACATCTAGATAGACTTCTCTGGAAGCACTAATATCATTACTTAATGGTACAGTTCTGATTTCGATACGGTTATCGAAGAAACTGCCCTGAATGATTGTCAAATCATATAATTTAATTTCACCCTTGACGTAATCAACTGTTCCAACAGAGTCGTTTAGAACAATCTTTTCGCCATTTGTGGTATCTATTCTATATAGGATGATTTTACCGAATCTATCTTCGAGATACACAGTATAGAGTGGATATTCACTTACTTTGAAACCTGTAGATTGAACGATAACATCTTCATCACAGGTTGCATCAAATGCATTTTGGAAACAAACTTCATAAAAGAACTTACTATTGATGGCAGGATAAAAATCCTTTCTCATTTTAATGGTCGTAAGATTACTATTAATGCTACGATCACTATCATCAATAACGCCAATGAATTTTGAATATCTGAACTTACCATTGAATTTTTCTGTATCTGAAGATGCAATGTATGCTTCTAGGTTTGCAAGTACTTTTGATTTAATCTGCTCCTGATTCAGGTTGGTTACTGTAGCATTGTAGAAAATTGTAGAAGTCATTTCTACATACAGACTTGAAGCATCAATTACATCAGGAGTAATCGAAGCAACCATATAAGGTTTTAGATTATCAATGATCTGTTTTTTTGTAACAGAACTTAGTCTAGATGAATTAAGGGGACGTACAGCAATCTTGACTTTACCGTATTCAGGGGGATCATCTTCTTCACCACCAAATGTAATAATATCAGCAACAGCAGGATAGATCTCACGTACAATTGCTGCATAATCAGCAGCAGTCACTGCCCTGTTCTGTGTTCCGAATAGTTTTGGTGCATTATACTTGATCTTGGTAACAGATTCGATCTCAGCACCACCTGCTGCCACTTCTACGAGGTCTGACGAAGAACTATAGTTAACCGTAAAGACAAAGTTGGAAGCACCTTGTGGGTCCTCTAAGACGCCATTGAAGGTAAACGTCTTTGAACCGTTTGATAGACTGCCGTTCGTAGACAAGTACGTAATCTGTACAAGATTACCATTTTCTAGTTTCTTACCAAGGATTCCATCACCAAAGAAGATTTCATACTTCTCATCTTCTACTTCTTCTAGGTAATAGACATCACTTAGACTATTGACATCTAAAATGCTATCTGCTCTTGCAAATACATCGCCACTAGTCTCAGCAACTGATTGAAATACTCTCACTCGCAGAGAAGATACATCAGCATTTGGGTTTTTGATAATAAATTTTTGTGAAATAGTTGAATCAACAACATATTCATCTGTTACAAAGTTTCCTTCGTAAATTGGTGTATTTGTGAACGTTGCAACATTATTGACAACCTGTGCCTTAATATCATCCAGTGCAACGTAATTATAACTGCTTGAATCAAAAGTGGCAGTAAATCCAGTGCCACGCTTCAATACAATCTCATTTGGTGGAGCATTAGGAATACTTACCTCAAAATTTACAACTGCTTTTGGTGCAATTGCAGATTTTGGTCTGTAACCTAATTGTTTTGCTAATGCTACTACATTGTCCCTCAGCGTTGCTGAATCCAAGAACATCTCATTCACCACCATATTGGTGTTAAATGCTGTGTAATAGGTGTTATACGCCAATACATCAAGGAGATTACTCCATACCGAACCTTCAAAATCAAAGTCGGTAAAATCTGATTGACCCCTAAGGTATTCCTTAAGAGCTGCTTTAATTTCTATAAAGTCTAAATTGGAAAGTTGTACGTATGGCATTTATCGAGTTCTCTCTAGCAAGAATTCTACGGTAACAGGTTGATCTTCCCTGCCTATAATTTCAAACTCTATTGAAACATCAAAACCATTGTCATCAAAATTTGCATCTACATCAATTTGTAGAAGATTAATTCGAGGTTCGTAAGTTTCAATAGTTTCCTGTATATTTTCTCCAATTTGTGCTGCAGTACCTGCATCCAATGGATTAAATAGGATTTTTCTTAAATCTGATCCAAGATCAGGTTGAAAAGGACGCTCGCCTTTACTAGTAAGCAGCAAATTGATTAATGCTTGCTTAACAGCTGCCTCATCCTTCTTAACGATAAGATCGCCAGTAACAGGATGAGGTTTGAACGTAATATTCAAATCCTTAAAGGTTTGAAACTTTGCCACACTATTAATAGAGTTTGTCTACCTTATTTAGTCAATCCTTTCATGAATTCAATCGCACCTTGGTCTTTTTGTCTCTTGACATTACGAGCAGCATATAACCATCGATCACTCGCAGGTTGTGTAATCAGAGTCATCCCCGATTTTACAAATAACTCACTTACATCTGTTGGACTATTAGCCATTGATAATTCTCCCGTACATTTCTTGTGACCAGTAACTATAATACTCAGTTTTATGCAAAGTATTCCTTGCTTTTAATAAATCATCGCGCTTCTGACATATTAGCAAATTACCTTTGCCAAAATTACTCTGTATACCTTGAATATACGTTGGTTCGTCACGATGATCATCTAAGAACATATAGTCCTTATATTTTCTATTTAAGATATTCCGATAGTCCATCATACTCTCAATACTACAATCATCCTCTACAATGAATACTTGTACAGTTGTAGTATCTTCAATTATAATGTCTTTCAGATTACACTGAATAATCGAATACTCGGCAGTACCTGCATATGGACAGATACTATAATTGCCGAGTACTTCGTGTATTTCAGTTAATTTCTGAATCCATAAATGAACTTCATTTACCTTGTCCACGATAACGTTTCTTTGCGTTGTTTCTAGATGTTGCGGCATACTTCGTATTCTTCCCAGTACCCTGTCGTGTCAACTTGGGTTTGGATTCGACGTAACTGCCATTCTTTAGCGATGCTGCCATTTCTATTTAACCTTGGTGTACCTTACCATTATACAGCAAATACCTTGTGTTGTCCAGCATCCTTCGCAACTGTGATATTTGTACTGCTATTTAAAAAGTCTCCAAGGGTGCCGATTGCCTTCTTACCTACATATACCTTCCTTACTGCTCGAAGGGTCCTTGCAGACTGGCATGGGTCACCCTTAGGTGTTGTACCTGGTGCTGGATTAAACGTATCACCATTCTTCAATACCATCTTCTTACCAGCAAATACTTTCGTTGGACTCGCAGGTCGCCCAACTGCTAATGGTGGGGTGTTACATGTACCCTGTCCACCACTATCTATTGCTCCTTCTGTACCGACAAGGCGTCCAGACATTTCCTTACCTCCTGCAATTCAATATACGAATCATTGAGAAAATTTACCAGATTCTCATGCTTACCGCCGCCAGGGCGTTTGTACATGAGTGGTCCTGGTTGTTTATTCTCGATCGCTTCGAGTCTCCTCTCCAAGGAATTCAACTTCGCTAGCAGTTCTTTGTCCATTTTTAAATTGCTCCTTGTATTCGATTCCATATGCCCCGAATGCAGCACTGATTTCCATTTGTGGAACTTCGCTAGCATCTCTATAGTAATCCCTTGCTGCATCTTCAATTACATCCGCAAACTCATTGAAGTCATCGAACCTTTGTTCTTTGATTGTACCATCTTTTGTGGTAAACTTGATCTTTTGTCTATCAGTCATTGAATAAATTACTCCAAAATGTGTGGAAAAATACATACAATCCAACAAAAGTCATGTCAGGACTGTTAGATTGCTTCCCAGCAACCTTCGCGACCTTTTTATCCATATTTTACCAGGGCATATTTTTTATATAGGCGTCTTCGGGTTTTGCGATTTTGCACCCAGTTCTATTTATGTGTCGTCCGTAACACTTTGTAGGTTAGAGTACGAGTAGGAGTCCCGCTCGGCGTTTCGGGGTATACAAAAAAGGGGGCATATTACTGCCCCCTGTGTTTAACTTAGTGCTGCCACTGATCGTCTCAATTGTCTCCTAATCTGTGCCAGTGCATAATTATCGCTTGGTGTCTTTGAGCATGTCTGAACTAAACCTAGATCAGGGTGTTTGTATTTCAAATGCTTGGAATCGTCAAAGAAAACAAATCCATACTCATGCATGATGGCATCAACTGCCTTGCGATACTTTCCGAGTTGTTTAGACATAGTGTGGTGGGGTTAATGTAAAGAAAGGGGGGCGACCCCTTACAGTTCTGCCAGCATCTCATCCATCTCATCGGTGTCTACCTCATCAGACAACCATGCGATGCCGTCGCCTGTGATGTACTCACCGAACTCATCGATGAATCGCTTCGCCCACTTGCGATACCCAAG